TATGGCACTCAAGATCGCGGACTTGACCAAGGTTAGTACAACCAACTGGAAGGCACTTGCAGTATCAACATGTATGAACAATGCATAAACGGTAGCTCCTGGACAGTGCAAACTGCCCATTTACAACAGATATCTGTAAAAAGATATCTGTTTTTTTGACTTTATATAGATAAGTATGTTACAATAGATCATGAGCGATTATTTTATTAAACATTTTTATGACCAAGTAAAGGATCCAAGTTGGCCTGAAATTAATACGTATAATGATTTTTTAAAATTACCAAAATCTATTGTAACAGAATGTAATACTATACGTAATTTTCCTTTGCGTTTGCGCGAGCTTGAAGACAAAAATTATTGGCAAAATGAATTAAAACATAATATTGGATACCAATATAAAAATGTAGTATATGTTCCGGTGTTAAAATGTGCCAATACATACTATACTAATTTTTTTAGAGATCAGTTAGGTTGGGCACAAGTCAAACTTGAAAATTTAAATTGGGACGAAGTTAGTGCATTTGGATTATTAATGAATCCAATGACTCGGCGAGTCAAGGGCATTGTAGAAGTGTTAACAATAGCCTATGCGCATGATTATGAATTGATTTTACAATCTTTGGCAACACCTAATTTTTCTAAATTTATCAGTAGCATTTTAATGCTCGATGCTCACACTATCCCTTACAATTTATATTTTGGAAAATTACTTAATAAAATACATTGGATTCCAATGGAACCATTTGATGATGAGGAATTAAAGAATCAAATTACTTGTTTTCTTGCCGCCAAAGATATTAATGTAAACATACCCAAAAACAAAAGAATAAATCAATCTTCGATTGATAAACAAAAAGTTTTTACTGATATACAAAATATTTTTCTTTCAACAGAACCTGTGGCTGAACTAGGATTTATGTTTGCTGACGATGTAAAATTTTACAATAATTTATTAAACAACTATGTCACATTGTAGAATCATAATCCGTGACGAAGTCAACATCAAAATAGAAGGTCTTGAACTGGATGCTCGCCGTGCTCTTGTGAATGCATTCAAGTACGATGTTCCGGGTGCCAGATATCTGCCTGCGGTTAGACTAGGCAGGTGGGATGGCAAAGTCAGTTACTTTCAGTTAGGCGGTAGCAGTTATGTGAACCTACTGCCCGAGATCATTCCTATCCTGGAAAAGTTCAACTATGATATTGAACTGGACGACCAAAGAGAGTATAGCACCACCTTTGAATTTGCTGAAGTAACCGAAAGCACATTCAGTCATATCGCTTGGGGCAAGGGCCATCCCATGGAAGGCGAACCCATGGTCATGCGTGACTACCAGGTGGAAGTGATCAATCGTTTCCTGGCCAATCCACAATGCATACAGGAAATAGCAACTGGCGCCGGCAAGACTGTGATCACAGCCGCACTAAGTAATGCTGTAGCCCCACATGGGCGCACAATCATCATTGTGCCAAACAAAAGCCTGGTAACACAAACAGAAAAAGACTACATCAACATGCAACAGGATGTGGGTGTGTTCTTTGGAGACCGCAAGGAGTGGGGTCGACAGCATACCATCTGTACTTGGCAAAGCCTAAATGTGTTATTAAAAAACACCAAAAACAGCGTGGGTGATGTCACCATACAGGAATTCTTGGAAGATGTTGTGTGCGTTATCGTTGATGAAGTACACATGGCCAAGGCCGACGCATTAAAGACACTATTAACTGGTGTCATGAGCCGTGTGCCGTTACGCTGGGGACTCACAGGAACTGTGCCCAAGGAACCCTACGAATTCCAGGCACTCAAGTGCAGTCTTGGGCCAGTTATCAATCAGCTCAGTGCCAGCGAACTACAGGATCGTGGTGTGTTGGCACAGTGCCATGTTAATGTGGTACAGTTGGTAGACCATGCCGAGTTTACCAACTACCAAAGCGAACTCAAGTTCTTGTTAGAAGAACCTGATAGATTACGGACCATGGCCAAGCTGATAGCACAGGTCAACGCAACAGGTAATACACTTGTGCTGGTAGATCGTGTGGCCGCAGGACATGCTCTAGCCGCACTGTTGGGCGAAGCGGCAGTGTTTGTATCAGGAGCAACCAAAGCAAAGGCCAGACAAGATGAATACGATGAGATTAGCGTCAGCAGTGGTAAGATTATTATTGCTACCTATGGCATTGCTGCTGTTGGTATTAATATTCCTAGGATATTCAATCTTGTGCTTATTGAACCGGGTAAATCCTTTGTGCGTGTTATCCAGTCGATCGGGCGGGGCATCCGCAAAGCCGAAGACAAAGACCACGTGGAGATCTGGGACGTGACCAGCACGTGCAAGTTTGCAAAACGACACTTGACCAAACGCAAACAGTTTTACAAAGAAGCAAAATACAACTTCACACAGGAGAAGTTGGAGTGGAAATAAAAGGTCGCAATTCTGCTCAACACTTGCTATACTAATACTATGAGAATATTAACATTAGACCAAAATAGATCCTTCGATCTTGACCATCTTCCAGAAGAAGTGGATGATATGAGATTTGCCATCTTGGACAATTCAAATCCACAAGATCCTGACTATCACTACATACCCTTGATATTCCTGGAAAGTTTCACAGCACCGGCCTTGGTGTTACGCATTGGCGACAATAGAATACGCATGCCTGTGGATTGGCAGATCCTGATCGGAGAACCTGACCTGGGTGACCTAGAAGTGTTACCACTCACTGCTATCAATGATCGAGGATTCAAAGCATTCCAGTTCAATCCACTTACCAGTTTCCGTCCCAGCTTTTTAGATATTGAAATCGTGGATGTGTATCAAGAAATGTCCTGGTATGCTCCTAAATTAAAAAACGGACAGATGTTGTGTGTACCAGTTACTGAAGGTGACAGACCCGACTGTGTGTACTTTGTCAAGGACATCAGTCGTAACTGTGAAATTGTAGATTATAACAAGGCTTGGTAATATGGGCACACTTACACCTGGAGCAACATACATATACGAACGCAATGGTGACACTGTGTATGCCAGAGAGTTTGGCGCAGATCCCAGCACAAGAAAAGAGATAGGTTGGAAGTTTGATCCTGACAATCCTGATCACCTTGCACGCCAAGAACGGCTGAATACACTAAGAGATGATCAGCTATGGCACAAAATTAGACTGGCGGCTCGAGACAATGTGACCTTACAAGATGCATTGGATCAAGTAATAGAACTATATCATTTGAGCAAAGACCATGGACAAACTTAGTATTGGCAATGAAATGGCCCAGTTCGATTCAAAGAATCGACAGTTCTTTGATGAGCTAACTGATGAGGAACGTAAAAAGTTCAGCCCATTTCTCATGATACGCTACGGCAGTTCAGTATCGGGCAGTCGGGACCTACAGGAGTTTTACCTGATCGCCACAAACGAACGCTTGAACAAAAAGTTCTTTGCTGTGAATACCGCACAGCATAAAAAACTACAATGGTTGATGGCCACCACAGTGAGTCCAGCATTAGGCAACTTCAGACACAACTGGATTGCGCCTCGAAAGAAAGAACCCGGTGCAGGCAGCATGCGCAAGCAGTTGATGGAACTATTTCCACACTTGAAGGATGACGAAATAGATCTATTGGCCGAGATAACCACCCGGAAAGAACTTGACGCACACTTGCGAGAACTTGGTAAAGACAAATCAAAATAACATGAAGTATAACTGTCAGTACTGCAAGAAAGACTTTGTGAAAGAAGCAAGCCTGGCGGTGCATTCGTGCGAGCCACGTCGCCGTCGACAAGAACAAAACGAAGCAGGAGTACGATTGGGATTCCAGGCCTATATCAAGTTCTATGAACTAACACAGGGTTCGGCACGGCTCAAAACATTTGATGACTTTGCTGACAGTCCGTATTATCGAGCATTTGTAAGATTTGGAAGATATTGTGTAGATATCCGTGCGGTCAATCCGGCCAGGTTTGTTGAATGGGTGCTCAAACAAAACAAAAAGATCGATCACTGGTGCCGAGACACTGTGTACACTGAATATCTGATAAGTTATTTGCAAGTGGAAAATGTCAATGATGCCCTGGCCCGTGCCATGGAGTTTGGACTAGACTGGAATGACAAGACCAACAACCCGCCAGAACATTGTTTGCGTTACGGCAATACCAACAGCATGGTGTATGCTGTCACAACCGGTAGGATCAGTCCATGGGTGATTTACAACAGTGATTCTGGACAACGATTCCTCGGAGAACTAGATGCCAGTCAGGTCTCAATGATATGGCCCTACATTGACGCAGACATATGGCAGAAGAAATTTCGGGACTATCCAGCAGACCAAGAATATGCTAGAGATATATTACAAAAGGCCGGTTGGTGATGAGCGCAGATATTGATTTAGATTTTGCTGATCGCAATGATGTATTGAAACTTATTTCTTGTATTCCCGCCCGACAAACAGTTCAAAATCAAGTAAGGCGCCATACTTCCGGTGTGTATGTGACCGATATACCTTACGATCCAGTTAACCAGTGTGCGGCTATAGATTATGAAACGGCAGAAACACGTGGATACTTTAAAATAGATCTACTAAACATGACGGTGTATCAACTGATCAAGAGTCCAGAACATTATCAAACTATGTTGGATCAAACACCTGATTGGCCGCGTCTATGGACAGACCCAGCATGGGCACGACAACTGGTCCACGTGGGAAATTACACAGACTTGTTACAGGCAATGAAGCCAGATTCAATTCCAAGAATGGCAGCCTTTATCAGCATAATTAGACCTGGCAAGGCACACTTACAGAATTGTCCATGGGATCAAGTGTTTGAATCAGTTTGGGATGGTGATGATTCTCGAGGATTTGTGTTTAAAAAAGCCCATGCCATTGGCTATGCGGCACTAGTAGCATTACACATTAACTTGCTCAGTCAAGACGTCGTACCAGCGTGATCGATTTACGCTTGGATTTTTTACGGGCCATTTCAAGTAGGCTACAAACAGGCCCATGTAACACAGCTAAATCTTTGTTGATAAAAGTGCGTAAGGTAGGTCTGAACGGATCCCACTCTGTTTTGAGGAATATGTTGATGGGTATACTTCGGTTACTTTCCCACCACCAGATGTTGGCCAATTCTAAAAAACGCCGTTTATCTTCAAGATCCAGTATGCTACCAAAATCGTAAATTGTGGTAACAATTTCATCTTGATTTTGTATGATTCCTACATATTCTGTAGTGGCATAAACACAGAGAGAGATGAACGGGTACTTGTCGGCAAGTTTGGTAAAGATATCGTTACCCATAAATATTATATAATAAATTGATCACGAGATATTTACCAAAAATGAATCCAACCCAAACGAATGAGTCACCGGATGACACTGTCGCTAAATAGTATGTATGTACTCAACTACCCTATATCTGTATCAACAAATAACCCAGGTCCTGAGCATAGACACCGGTGCTGGTTCTACATTCACCTACAGGTATAATCCCGTGTACGCAAAAGTCCTAACCATAAACAAAGGCATCGACAATGTGTTGCTGTTTGAGTTTATCAATCAAAATGAAAAACCGGTCAACATCACTGGCAGCAGTTTTGTGTTCCGTGTGATCAACACCGAAGGAACCACAGTATTACTAGAACAACCCTTGGTGATCCTTAATGCTGCAACTGGCCGGGCCAAAGTTACTTTATTGTCCAGTCAGTTGTTGGAATTACTTGCTCAACCTGCTTATTATTCAATAACCAGGGCCAGTGGAAACTTACTAGAACCGGTATTTGTCGATGCCCAGTCGGGCAGCCGCGCACCGCTCAATGTGGTAGACAGTGTGTTACCACAATATGTTCCAAGCCGCCCACTTACCATACCAACTACCAAACTCACGGCTCAAGGATCTGCAGATGGCACCAGCTTTGGCAATGCTGGCGGAGACTATTACTGGAATGGCAATCCCAATGGAGCCAATTACTGGAACAGTTTTGCCCTTACTGAATTTTACAGCAGTTTTGTTAAACCCACGCAGGGTATAACCACAGTACAAATGACCCTGGATGGCTACACAGGTACAATCAAGGCCCAGGCAGCTGCCGATTACCAAAGTGTACCGTACAATGTGACTGAAAGCACTACCTATCTTGATCGTACTGGCACCATTTATCTCAACATTGTTGGCTGGCATCCCTTGGTGCGTGTGTGTTTCAACAACAGTATCTTTGCTGTGCCGGGTGGCCAAGGCATACCAGCACAGGCCACTGCCATCTGTGAAGACGGTGTAGTGACCAGTATCAACGTTATCAATGCTGGTAACGGTTATTTGGCTCCACCAAAAATCAGCATTGTGGGTGAAGGTGCCGGTGCTACAGCCACTGCCACCATTGGTGGCGATGGCGAAATAGCAAGTATCACAGTGACCGACGGTGGATCAGGTTATTGGTTTGCGCCCAATGCCGGAATCAACACACCTTATTATCCAGTACCTGCCAACAATCAGGGTGCTGCAGTGGTGATCAGCACTGGCTATATAGTGGACCTTTTCTATAGGTAAATGCCAAAAAACATGCTATAATAAAGCATGATTGATGTGATCGCTTTCTTGCCCGGCAAACGCAAACAAACCAGTAGTGGTTGGATTTCAGTAAATGCACCTTGTTGTGTACATCGTGGAGAATCCGCTGACCGACGACTGCGTGGCGGTATAAAAAATACAGACACAGGCTGGAATTGGCATTGTTTCAATTGCGGATACACAGCCAGTTTTGTACTTGGACGCACGCTCACCTTCAAGGCCCGCAAGTTATTGTCATGGTTGAATGTGCCACAAGAAGAAATTGAACGTATCAATCTTGAAAGTCTCAGACACAGAAACATTGAAGGCATACTGAACGAACGGCAACAGGCTGTTCGACCTGTTGCAATAGAATTTGAAGAATGCGATTTACCAGCCGACACTGAAGAACTAACAGACCTGGCTCAAGCATATTTGACCCGGCGTGGTATCACGTTGGACTATCCATACCTGTCCAAGCGAGGTACAAGATCTGGAATTGTTGTGCCATTTACCTACGACGACCAGATAGTTGGGCATACCACAAGATTCCTAGACGATAGGACACCCAAGTATATCCAAGATATACAGCCAGGATATGTATTTGGCACAGACCTACAGCAAAATAATTGGCAGTCGGTGATTGTTGTAGAAGGAGTATTTGATGCACTCAGCATCAATGGTGTGGCTGTGTTGCATGCCGACATAAATGATGCACAAGCTAGATTAATAAGGAGCCTGGAACGAGAAGTAGTTATTGTGCCAGATCAAGACTTACCAGGCATGCGATTGGTAGAACGTGCAGTTGAACTAGGATGGAGTGTGAGCATGCCTGAGTGGCCCGAAGGCGTCAAAGATGTAAACGATGCAGTAATTTGTATGGGAAGATTGGCCACTTTGCTAACTATAATGCAGGCACGAGAAACCAGTAGAATTAAAATTGAACTAAGGAAGAAACAACTTGTTAAAAGATTACGGACTTGATGTCCAACGCTTATTCTTAGAAATGATGTTGCAAGACGCAGAGAGTTATGTGCGTGTGCAGAACAT